TGCGGCGGACCCGTTCAAATTTGAGGGGGCGCGATAATGGCTATCGATATTGGAGAGCATTGCGTCGATTGCCGGCGGTCGGTCGCGTTCGGGTCCGGCTTATTCGTTAACCGCATACCGGCGGACAATGGCGACCTCGACGGCTACTTATGCGTCGAGTGCCTGTCCGAGGAATGCGAGACATGCGGCGAGATCACGCCAGAATGGACCGCGCGCAACGAGCTGATTCAATGCGAGGAATGCGCCGAACGGGAAAACCCCGAGCACTAGCACCACCCATCAACCAAACCAAGCCGGGCATGTCCCGGCTTTTTTGTGCCCGACCGCAATGTCCGGCCATATCCCGACCGCATAGGGCGCGCATATAGCGCCGCAAATCCGACCCGCATATACCCTAGCACAATCGCGCAAACGCACAGCACGCGGCAACCACGGGCGTCGTGGCGCATGCCATCACGCCGGGCAATGGTAGGCCATAGCACGCCGGCGAGGCGTCCCGGCGTTACCACGTCAATCCGGCGCGTTACCACGTCAATCCGGGCAGAATCCCGGCGACCGGCCAAGAATGCGGCGAGTCGGTCCCAATCTGGCCGAAATGACGGCCGACGCGCCTAAGTCATTGATTTGCAAGGGAAAAACGGAACATCTCCCAACGGGCAGGTTAAGGCCCGAAAAGGGCAAAAAACCCTTATAAATCAGGCACTTACAAGGTACTCCCCGACGGGACTGCCGTGGGTAGTCGCGCGCCGCAAAGTTCGCGTAGAAATAGAATTTTGCTAATGTAAACAACAGGTTATAGAATCACCAAAAGCAACCAAGGAAAAAGCATGCCTAGCACTGGCGGCGTGAAGCTCGGTTCGAGCTACGATGAGGCTCGGACACGCAAGGTGAATGCGGAAGCGCAGATTGCCGAGATAGAGTTAGAGAAGGTTCGTGGAGAGCTTGTTCCGGCGGAAGACGTTGTTAACGCCTGGAATGATGTGCTTGGTGCGCTCAAATCTAAGCTACTATCCATACCCACCAAAGGGGCACCCATATTATCTACCGAATCCAAGGCCGGTGTTTGCCAAAAGATACTGGAAGACCTAATCAACGAGGCGCTAGAGGAACTATCCAACTATGAGCCAACCACCGACCCAACCAAAACCACTGGTATCGCACCTGAAGTCAGCGATGGAGACCCTGAGACCGCCCCCAAGGTTAAGCGTAAGCGAGTGGGCAGACCAAAGAAGACGGCTAGACTCGCAGAGTAGTGCGGAGCCAGGAAGATGGTACACAAGCCGTGCCGAATACCAACGAGGAATCATGGATGCGTGCTCTGATTCGACTATTCAAGAAGTTGTTGTCATGGCTGGAGCACAGCTTGGGAAAACCGAGGCTATTCTCAACATTGTGGGCTATCACATTGACAATGACCCTTCTCCTATTCTGGTGCTCCAACCTACTCTTGAAATGGCTCAGGCGTTCAGTAAGGACCGGGTGGCAGCAGGTCTCATCAAGAGTACGCCGGCTCTTCGGGGCAAGGTAAAAGACCCGCGCTCCCGCGACTCAGGCAACACAACCCTCCACAAGATATTCCCAGGCGGCGCTATCACTATGGTGGGAGCCAACAGCCCGTCCGGCCTGGCTAGTAGACCGATACGCATCGTGCTCTGTGATGAGGTTGACCGTTACCCGCCATCTGCCGGCTCAGAAGGCGACCCGATACAATTGGCACGCAAGCGTTCTGCCACTTTCTGGAACCGAAAGGTCATCATGGTTAGCACGCCGACCAATGAAGGCAACAGCCGTATTGCAGAGGCATACGAGCAATCTGACCAGCGCGAGTTCTACGTTCCCTGCAAACATTGTGAGGAATATCAAACACTTAAATGGTCTAACGTGAAATGGGATGAAGATCAGCCGGAAACCGCAGCATACATGTGCGACCACTGTGCCGTTTTATGGAGCGATTCTGATCGCGTTTGGTCTATCCGTAACGGTCAGTGGCACGCCGGCAAAGAGTTCACTGGTGTTGCTGGATTCGCTATCAACGGACTGTATTCGCCCTGGACACCGCTTGCTGACGGTGTGAAGGACTTCCTGAAGGTAAAGAAAAGCCCGGAGCAGTTGCGCGTGTGGACAAACACATACCTGGGGCAGACATGGGCTGATGCCGGCGAGACTGTAGATGACTACATGCTGGCCGAACGAAGAGAACCTATGCCGGCGGTACCTGATGACGCGATGATTCTGGTTGCTGGTGTTGACGTTCAGGACAACCGTCTTGAGATAACCGTACTGGGCATTGGTCGAGATGACGAAAGCTGGGTGATAGACCACGTCACCTTGTATGGCGACCCGTCTACACCGCAGCTATGGAGCGCCCTGGATTCCCAGTTGTTCAAGCAATATGAAACCGAGAGCGGCAGGCAGATCGCCATACGCGCAACGTGCGTTGACTCTGGAGGTCATTTCACCAATTCCGTGTACACATATTGCAAGAAAAACGCCGGCAGAAAAGTGTTTGCAATCAAGGGCTTAGGAGGCGAAGGTAAGCCCATAGCGGGAAGACCAAGTAAGAATAACGTCGTTAAATGCCCACTGTTTGGCATTGGGGTAGATACGGTAAAGGATTTGTTGTTCGCGAGGATGCGAATACAAGAGCAGGGTGCTGGATACATACACTTTGCAGACCACCTGAACGACGAGTATTTCAGGCAGTTGACCGCAGAAAAAGTGGTGACTCGCTACCACAAAGGTTATAAAAAGCGCGTGTTTGAGAAGATTCGCGCTAGGAACGAAGCGTTGGATTGCATGGTTTACGCCTACGCAGCGTATGCAATCATCGGTGTGAACGTTAATGCCTTTGCGGAGAAAGCCCAAGCCATTGCGGAAGAGAAAACTAAGGCCGCTGAACCAGAAGTATCAAAGCGACCTGTCAGAAGGTCTTTTGTACCACCAACTCGTAAGGGGTTTGCAAATTCATGGCGGTAATTAATGGCTAACCTATTTGACTCTGCGAATGCGCCCACAACAGAACCAGAAGAGTTCACCGTTGGCGACTTTGTTCAGTGGAAGCGTACAGACTTCGTTTCCGACTATCCTACTGCAGCATACTCTGCTCAATACGTTGCCCGGTTGCACCAGGGCGGCAATGCCGAGTTCACCGTTAGCGCCACTGAGGTCTCTGACGGCTACCTGTTCACCATAAACTCTGCTGCCAGCGCGTTAATTACGGCCGGCCTATACCACTGGCAGCTAGAAATCACGCAGACATCCAGCAGTAATCGAATCGTTATAGCTTCAGGTGACTTCAACATCCTGGTTGACCTGGACGATAATCAGGCTGACCCACGCATCCACGCGGAAATCATGGTTGGCAAGATTGAGTCGTTGCTATCTGGCAAGGCGGATGATGACGTAGCCAGTTATTCCATTGCCGGTAGAAGCCTGACCAAACTGTCATTCTCTGAATTGACAGAAGCTAGAGACTACTACCGACGCGAAGTTGCCGAGCACACCAACAAAGAACGCATCAAGCGTGGCAAGAAAGGCAATGAAACAATCAAAGTGAGGTTTTGATGGGCATCTTTGACGTATTCAAAGCCAAGCAGGAAGCCCCGGTCAAGCGGATGAGGGGATTCCCGCCGCAGGCCAGGTCATACGCTGGAGCTAACACTGGGAGACTGTTCGATGATTTTAAGTCATCTGAACGAAGTGCTGATAGCGAGCTATATCCTGCCATTCGTAGATTACGCAGCCGCGCTCGGGATCTTGCTCGCAATAATGAGTACGCAAAGCGATATCTGACCTTGCTGAAGAACAACGTAGTAGGAGACCGGGGGTTCACGCTCCAGGTCAAGGCTATGACTAGCGATGGCAAGTTGGATGAGAGCGGTAACCAAGCAGTAGAAGACCGCTGGCGCATGTGGGGACGTTCTGGAAACTGCACGGTCGATGGACGGCTTTCCTGGTTAGAGGTTCAGAAGCTCATCATTGAGTCCTGCGCTCGGGACGGCGAAGCGTTTGTGCGTATTCATCGCAACGCGACCTTCCAGGACTCTATATCGCTGGAGATCATAGAGCCTGACCGTGTCGATGAAGAGCTATCTAAGCGACTGCCCAACGGCAACGAGATACGGATGGGCGTAGAACTAGACGGTTTTAAGAAGCCTATCGCTTATCACCTGTTGTCATATCACCCTGGCGATTACGACTTCACCACCATGAGCAAGTCGCCCAAGCATATCCGGGTGACTTCCAAGGAAATGATTCACGTTTACATGCCTCTTCGCGCTGGTCAGACTAGGGGCGAGACATGGTTTGCGCCGGCAATGGCTACTATGAAGCAGTTGCACGCCTTGCGGGAGGCTGCAGTAGTCAATGCTCGCGTTGGCGCAAGCAAGATGGGCTTCTTTACTAGCCCGTCAGGCGACGGATTTGTCGCTGATGACCTGGATGATGCAGTGCCTATCATGGAAGCAGAGCCAGGTACGTTCCATCAGTTGCCCCAGGGCGTTGAATTCACGTCATTTGACCCGCAATACCCGTCAAACGAGTTCGACAGTTTCCATAAGGCGTGCCTGAAGGGTATCGCTAGTGGATTGGGCGTCAGTTACACCTCTATAAGCAACGATTTGGAGTCAACGAGCTACTCCAGCATCCGGCAAGGTGCCCTAGAAGAGCGTGATGCATATAGAAACATGCAGACCTTCATTCTGGACGCCTTTGTACGCAAGGTTTACGAGCAGTGGCTCAATTCGACGATGGAAATGGGCGCAATTATCGTCCCACTGCGTGAATACGACCGTTTTGCGGCTCGAAGCGAGTTCAGAGGCCGAGCATGGCAGTGGGTTGACCCACAGAAAGAGATGACAGCCGCTGTTTTGGGCCTAAAGAACGGTATTTTGAGCCTGCAGGACGTTGCGGCGAACTACGGCAAGGATGTAGAGGAGTTGTTGTCGCAAATACAGCGTGACAAGTCGTTGATGGAGCAATTTGGCGTCAAATACGCCCTAGAGCCTTATGCTGCCCAGTTCATCCCTGTGTCCCCGGAAACGGGTGAAACGGAAACCTCAGCAGATGAAGAACGCTCTGAAGAGGAGTTAAACAGGGCGCTGATTCAGGCACTCAAAGGCGATAGTTGATGAAGCCGTCGCAGGCAGCAGCCCTTTTTCTTTCAAGGCTAAAGGAGCTAGAAGAAGACTACAGAAATCGCCTGTATGAGCTTGGGAGTCTTGTTTCTACCGTTGAGGCCAAGAAAGGGGATCAGGGAGCGCCTGGGGAGCAGGGAGAGAAGGGCGAAAAGGGAGACAAGGGAGACAAGGGCGACCGTGGTTCTAAAGGCGACAAAGGCGATAAGGGCGATAGAGGCGATAGAGGCGAGGCCGGCCCGCAGGGTATTCCCGGCGCTCTCGGCGAAGCTGGCGAGCAGGGTCTGCGAGGACCAGACGGCCCTGCTGGACCGATTGGCCCTGCTGGACGCGACGGGAAGAGCGGCAAGGACGGAAGGCCGGGGCGCATTCCCCAGCATAGAATACAGAACGGAGCAATCGCCTTTGAGAAACGCCCCGGTGAATACGGAAGCTGGATACGCTTCACTCAGACGAACCAGTATTTCGGCGGTGGTGGAAGTGGGGATGGAACCCAAGGGCCGCAAGGAGAGCAAGGGCCGCAAGGTGATCAGGGTATACAAGGCCCCGCCGGCGTGCAGGGAATTCAGGGGCCAGCGGGCGCTGACGGTCAGGACGGTCAGGCCGGTCAGGACGGCGCTCAAGGCCCCCAAGGAATCCAAGGAATACAAGGAGCCACCGGCCCCCAGGGGCCGCAGGGCGAGCAAGGGCCACCGGGGCTTACAACAGTGTCTAGTATAGATCTCGGTGAGCTTCCCTAACTTAACAAAGAGGACATCTATGCCTACTTATAAGGGCGTTGAAATCAAAACCACCCCTACTGACGGTATGGTCGAGGAGGCAAAGCGCGGCCTGGAGTGGCGCAAAGAACATGGCCGAGGCGGCACTCTTGTAGGTGTAGCCAGGGCGAGAGATATATCTAACCGCAAAGAACTGTCGATTAGCACGGTGAAGCGCATGTACTCGTTCTTTTCTAGGCACGAAGTCGATAAGCAGGCCGAGGGGTTCAGTTCTGGCGAAGACGGGTATCCATCTGCTGGACGTATAGCCTGGTCGCTATGGGGCGGGGACGCAGGCTTCGCATTCGCTCGTAGAGTTAAGGAGTCGCTTGATGCGGTGGATGAAGACTCTGACAGAGCGGCTCTATCAAGCTCGGTCACTAAGGGGCTGGAGAAGAAGGTAAAAGACCACAACGAAGGGGTAGGTGATGTTGAATCTAAGCGCACGAATCTACGCACTCTATCAGCGGTGTTTAGAAGAGGTATTGGAGCGTATAAGACGAATCCAGGATCTGTTCGACCGACGGTAAAGAGTCCTGAGCAGTGGGCTTACGCCCGCGTTAACTCGTTCTTGTATGTCTTGCGTAACGGCAAGTTCCGTAGCGGCAAGCATGACACGGACCTGTTGCCCAAGGGGCACCCGCAAAGCAGCAAGGACCGCTCCGCAGAAAAAGAGACCTACAACGAAGAACATACTGCTAGAATCGAAAATCCTGATATATATCAAGAGTTTATGGGTGATAGCCCAGATATTGAGGAAGTAAGCATGGAAGAACAGAGACACATAGTCGATGTCGAAGAAACGGAAGATTCCTACATTGTCGAATTCGCGAAGGCTGAAGTGGAAGAGCCTGATACGGAGATTGAAGGGGCTGTGGAAGAACCTGAAGAAGTAGTCGAGGAAAGCTCTTACAGCGCAGAAGATCGCGCAGAAGACGCCGTAGAAGAGTCGAACATGACTCGCGCAATGGCTATGGAGATGGCTCCTGTTGATGAGGACAAGCGAACTGTCCGCATGGCTATCTCAAGCGAAGAGCCGGTTATGCGCTCGTTCGGCATGGAAGTATTAGAACATTCAGACGAAGCGATTGACCTGTCATTCCTGAAGTCTGGACGCGCCCCCTTGCTACTGGACCATGACCCAGAGAAGCAAGTAGGCGTTATTGAATCAGTAAGCCTGGACGGCTCGGCACGCAGACTCCGTGCGACGGTGCGCTTTGGAAAAGGTGCGCTTGCCAGAGAGGCTTTTGATGATGTTACCGATGGTATCAAAGCTAATGTCAGCATTGGTTACTCGGTACAAAAAATGGAGCGGAAGGACAAAGACACATATGTGGTCAAGAAGTTCCGTATCCACGAAGCAAGTCTAGTTTCTATCCCCGCTGATGTGACAGTCGGCGTTGGTCGGTCTAGCGAGGCTTCGCAACAACCCGTAATCGTAACTGACAATGCACAGGAGCAAATTATGTCAGAAGTAGATGTACAGGCGGTTGAGGCGCAAGCCCGTCAAGCCGCACAAAAGAATGCCGCTCTCATCGTAGAGCTTGGTGCCCGTCACGAGAAGTCAGACATGGCTCAGAAAGCCATCGCTGAAGGCGTAAGCATCGAAGAGTTTCGTGGTCAGTTGCTGGAAGAAATCGGCACGACTCGCGCTCTGGAAAACCAAGAGATTGGCCTGAGCCAAAAAGAGGTTGGTCGATTCAGCTTGATGCGCGCAATCCACGCTCTGGCTAACCCAACTGACCGTCGCGCTCAAGAATCTGCTGCGTTTGAGTTTGAAGCCTCACGCGCTGCTGCTCAACAGTACGGTGTGACCGCTCAAGGCATTATGTTGCCTGCTGAAGTTCTGCGGAACTGGAAGCGTGATATGTCTGCTGGCTCTGATGGCGATTTGATTGCTGAAGACTTCAAGGGCGAGGAGTTCATCGACGCTCTGCGTA